GGGCCTTTCGGCCCTACATGTAGTAACGTTGCCGGAGAAGCAACGAACTACACCACCTCGCACAGCGGAGTATATGTAATGGCAAAGCGATTTCGTCGCTTATCCGGAGATTTTCGTGTTATGTTACCTAATAGTAACATATACGAACCTCTGTTGGATGGAAAACTATTGTTTTCCTACCGTTACATGAACGCTTTGGAGTCCTCAACCGGTTTAGAGCGATTAGCCTTAACCTGGCTCGGTCCAGCGGTACTTCGATCCGTCACTTTGACGCTCGATGTATTCTCTAGATTCGAAGCAGGCTATACGAAAATCGCACCGGTAAATCGCACGAGAACTAGGCAATTAGTAAAAGGCCAGGTTAGAGATAAGGTCGGTCATGATTATAACCGCCATACCTCTGCTGCAACCTCTTTGCTTTCTTGCCCTGCCTCTGCTACCCAGACGTCTTCCTATACGTACTACCATAACGTTGCTAGCAATAATGCTTTCAGCGATTATAGTAAGACGAAGGATACGACTAGGCGCACGAGGCCGTTTGGTGTCGAATACGGCGAGTTTGAATCAATTAAAGCTCGCATGCATTCTCCGCCAATGACGGCACATCGTGAGACTGAAAATCGGTCGCTTGTATATTTCCCTCCTTGTCCCGTGCCTCAAGAGGCAAGTGACTTGAAGGTGTTTTATAGAAGCTGGTCCGATAATTTCTTGAGGATTCCGTCGAGTGTCCTTCTACCATTTCTAGAATCAGAGTTAACAGCCTCTAAGGCCTTACTTGGCCCTGAGACAATCAAGCTTCTACCCAAAATTGGGCCAGAAGCTCGACGTTACACTCTTTTTCGAAATTTGGCCGAACTCAAGGATATACCAAGAGCTGTAACACAGCTCCGAGGGACATTCCTTGATTTGGTGTCTGCTTACCGATCGATTCCTCTAGGCTTAAAAGAGAAGGTTTTCTCTCTTAAGTCCCTAGCGGGCGATATCCCAAAAGAGTATTTGGGGTATCACTTTGGTTGGAAGCAAACATACAAGGACATTATGGATTTGTTGGCTCTACCAGAAAAGCTTGCCAAGGAAGTAAATTTCTTGATAAGCCGAAATGGAAAACCAACAACCTATCGGGCTTCCAGGAAGTTTCCTGGACTCCGATCGACTTCTCCCGGATTTACTGACTACCTCAACGATGGTATATGGTTCCCAAGTGCGCCGTCATTGACGACGTATGTGGGACGGAGTCATCAAGTTAGAGTTGTTGTCAACTCTACATTTGATTTCCCCACCATCGGTGTGCCTACTCTTCAACGTAACTATATGTTGAAGAAGATAGGCCTAATACCAACTGTTTCGGACCTATATGATTTGGTTCCGTGGAGTTGGTTAGTTGACTGGTTCACGGGTCTTGGTGATTATGTCCACGCTGTGGACTATATCAACACTGATCCGAGTATCATCAACTATGGATTCGCTACTATTGTCACTGACATTAGTATCGATACCCATTTTAGGGTGCCAGTAGTCAATCAACATGACATACAGATCTTCGGCGCGGGAAACAGTAGTATCAAGAATATTCAAAACTTGAACCACCAATCCCATGCTGAGATCCGTATTCAGGCTCGTAAGAACCTGGCTAGTGTCAATGGTGATGTGAGTGTGACCTCTGATATGAGTACACTTACCTTATATCAGCAATCAATACTGGGTGCGTTGATAGCATCACGCAAACCAGCGTTTAGAACTTAACAATCCTGTTAAGTTCCAACTTGCCCATGCTTTTAGGGCCACTAAGGAGACGTCATGTTACCCGATCCTATCACTATTGCTGCTGCTGCTCCGACCCCTCAGCTCGTGTTTGCAAAAACACGGACCGATGGATACGGTTCAGAGGCTATTGATTCTGGTGGCAATGGTTATGCCACCTTTATTCAACATACTCCGTCTACGAACGGTAACCGTCATTATGTACGCATTACGCGTACACTTGACGCTACCAATCCGTATACGTCAGCAGTTTCGAAGCAAAGTGCTTCGGTCTCGATGTCGGTTTCACGTCCTGCTTTTGGGTTTACCGATGCAGATATGATCGCATTGATAACCCTCTTGCGAGACTATGTTTTCGACACTGAGGTGACGCCAACAAAACTCGTTCAGCTACAGTCATAGAAATATGAAGGTACTGAACGTTGTTAACTGTTTGGACATAGTGATATACTCAGTATTGAGTCTATCACTTTTGTTCGGGATTATCCTTCTTGCTGGTTGCCAGACGGCTGCTTGGGATACTAATACCCAAGTCAGCTCGAAGGGAACCGTCTCGAGGGACTCTCCCCCAACAGTTGTTGACGGGAACGGTAACGTGACTCGGAATCAGATTCCCCCAAATGGAGGTACTGATGAAAAGTCCGATCGTTCTCCTGTGGAGCCTCCTTGACGATGTCAAAAGGCTCCACCCGCTTGTGCGAGGCATTGAGCGTGATTCCATTACGCTCAATGATAGGTTCAAACACGAGGGTCTTGGATTTATTTCCAAGACCCTTCCGTCCCTATGTGATGCCTTCGATGAAGGCCTCTCAACAGGACGGTTTACCTGCCCTTCTAACTTTAGGAAAATTAGAGGGGGAGTGCTCCCGAGACTTTTCTCGGGTTTACTCAGTAATGTGTTTGATCGTTCCACTGGGGAACTATTGAGCTCAGCTGATCTTGGTATAGTGAAGACTATACGTGAGATCCTGAGACTCTTTAGGAAACTTCAGCCGAATCAGGATCAAGACGATCGTCTTGATATTGAAGCTCGACAGAAGTTTTTCGAATGCGAAGATCTTATCCCTCGTCAACTTGATGAGAGACTTGATTATCGCCTTCGTCTGTTTTCCAGATACATACTGAAGGATTTATCCAAATTTAATCCTTCAGACATGGTTGGAAAACATGGACCTGGTGCTGTATATGAAGGATATAGTCCTAACCAGAAGTGGTCAGGACTCCTGTCTTCCTTAGACAGGCTCGTCAACTATGGATTTGATATCTTCTCATACCAACGTGGTTTGGGAAGTATCTTATCTACGGAAGACGAGTTATTCTTCTATACACCTCCGAACCGCATTGCTAGACTTTGTACTGTTCCGAAGAATATTTCTTCGAAACGTACAATAACTGTAGAGCCGACTGAACAACAATATGTTCAGGGCGGCCTAAATATTGTCCTTCGTGATGCTATATCACGTTGTCCAATATTGAAACAGTCTCTAGCATTATCCGATCAAAGCAAGAATCAATACCTTGCGATGATCGGTTCCCAAACTGACGAATGGGCCACAATCGATTTGTCAAGCGCCTCTGACCTCCTCAGTAATGAGGTTGTTAGAGCCGTCTTTTCAAAGCATAGCACCTTTCTCGATGCTATGTATGATTGTCGGTCTTCGCATGTGGAGGGTTTTGTACCTCCTTTGCGAAAGTTCGCCGGCATGGGTAATGCGCTTACTTTTCCAGTTCAGAGTATCGCTTTTCTCCTATTGGGGATCAGCGGTATTCTACGTAACCAACGAGTTACGTACTGGTCTATTAAGCGCGCGGCGCGGAATATTCGTGTCTACGGTGATGATATCATCGTTAGGCGCGAATACGCACAAGCCGTGTGTGCCGAGTTGCAACTTGCTGGCTTAATTGTCAACAAGCGCAAGAGCTTCCTTACTGGAAACTTTAAGGAAAGCTGTGGTGTCGACGCATTTCGTGGAGTTGATGTAACTCCACTTTACGTTCGATACCTCTCGGATAGCAACCTC